ATGAAAATGTACTTACACCAGAAGTTGAATAAAAATTGACTCCACCAAGTTCTAATCCAGCAAGAGTTCCATCAGACCTATAAAAATTAATGTTATTACCTTGAGAAGTAATACTTGTGATACCTGCGATACTATTTGGATTGATGATTGTCATTTTATTACCTCTTCATACGACAACATAATTTCCGTCAATAGTCAGAGATCCTTGAATTGTAACAGGCCCTGCCATCAAACCATTAAAATTGGTTCCAATATAATGATTTCCACTTAGAACATTATCTACAATAATCATTCCATTACCAATATAAAGGCCTTGGAATGAATTTCCAATTCCAGTCAAATCTGCATCGTCAAGATTTGTTGTATTGATTCCTACAGATCTTGATGTTGCAATTCCTGCAGTATATATTGTAAAATCCTTGGGAATTCCCGTTAATCCACCACCATTTCCAGAAAATGATGTTGCTGTGATAACTCCGGAAACTTTTACATCTCCAACAACATCAAGTTTAGATGTAGGAAGAGTGGATGCAATACCTACATTTCCTTCTGTAAAATAAGCATTGTAAGTATCAGTGCCAACCCCAACGCTCCAAGGGTTGACAGCAATTACGGTTGTTCCAATACCTACATTTTTAGAAGCGAATAACTTACCATCGTAAGTATTAAGAGCTAATTCGCCTAATGGAACTTGATCTGAGGTTGGTATCTTACCCGCAACCGAGGATCGTTTAATTTTAATCTTAGGATCAGCCATTGAATCTCATGTGTGGTATATACCGTGACCTCAGTATGTACTGAGCATTAAATTTATTTATAATTAGAAGTCATCCGACTTTTGAATTCTTTTAGACTTTTGTGACAATTTTTCAACTTCACTTTGAAGTGTTGAAACTTTCTTAGTCAGTTGTTCTATTTGGGTTTCAAGAACAATATTTTGAGTAAATAACTCAAATGTTTTTTGTTGATATTTAGACAGTACCAATTTCAAATCTTCTTCAGTCATAAAAATAGATGGAGATAACTCCATCTATTTAGAGTATGCAAATAAAATCAGAATGTTCCTGCATCAACAGTAATATTTTCAAGGAACCTTTCGCCATTAGTACAGGAAATAACTTGTGATGCACCAGCACAATCATTCACAAAGAGAGATGCAATCTCAATCGGTGCAAATGTTGTGACTGTAAGTTGTGGAGTATTTACATTGCTACCATCAGTATCAGCAGCAAGAACACTTGCAAACTTAAATCTTGCATCTCCGTGTTCCCAAATAACTGCTGATTTCTTTGCAGTTGTTGCATGATAGTTGAAGAGAACACCAAGGTCCCAAGTGGTTGCAGATGTTGGTGCATTACCATCAACAACACCAAGTTCAATCGTTCTGTCTTCTACAGTAATTGCAGCAGTATTGACTTGAGTTGTACTTCCATTTACATAGAGGTTTCCACTAATAGTCAGGTTTTGAGATGTATTGATGTTACCTGAGGCATCAATCGTTACAGATTGTGTGCCGTTACTGTGCTGAATGGTTGCAGTTTTTAGTGTTGGTGCGCTGAGTGCAGTACCAACATTAACTGCACCAGAGACTTCAATACTTGTTGCAGCTGCAGCACCCAAAACAGGAGTTACCAGAGTTGGACTTGTTGCAAATACTGCTGCACCAGAACCAGTTTCATCAGTCAGTGCAGCAGCTAAGTTTGCTGATGAAGGGGTCTCAAGGAATGTTGCAATGTTAGCACCAAGTCCCGATACACCAGTAGAAATAGGTAATCCAGTACAGCTAGTAAGTGTACCTGATGATGGAGTACCGAGAGCAGGAGTTACCAGAGTTGGTGAGGTAGCAAATACCGCAGATCCAGAACCAGTTTCATCAGTTAAAGCAGCAGCTAAGTTTGCTGATGAAGGAGTTGTAAGCAATGTTGCAACGCCAGCACCAAGTCCCGATACACCAGTTGAGATTGGAAGATCAGTACAATTAGTTAATGTACCAGATGTAGGAGTTCCAAGAACAGGAGATACCAGTGTAGGAGTATTAGCGAATACTGCTGCACCAGAACCAGTTTCATCAGTTAAAGCAGCAGCTAAGTTTGCTGATGAAGGAGTTGTAAGCAATGTTGCAACGCCAGCACCAAGTCCCGATACACCAGTTGAGATTGGAAGATCGGTACAGTTAGTAAGTGTACCTGATGATGGAGTGCCAAGAACAGGAGTTACCAGTGTTGGACTTGTTGCAAATACTGCTGCACCAGAACCAGTTTCATCAGTCAGTGCAGCAGCTAAGTTTGCTGATGAAGGAGTTGTAAGCAATGTTGCAACGCCAGCACCAAGTCCCGATACACCAGTAGAAATAGGTAATCCAGTGCAGTTAGTCAGAGTACCAGATGTAGGAGTTCCAAGAACAGGAGATACCAGTGTAGGAGTATTAGCGAATACAAGTGCTCCAGTTCCTGTTTCATCAGTTACCGCAGCAGCTAAGTTTGCTGATGATGGAGTAACCAAGAAAGTTGTTACACCAGCACCAGCACCAGTGAGTGTTGCCGCACTGGTTGTAACAGTAGCAAAACTCAATACACCTGCACCATCAGTTACGATTGCTTGATTCGAAGAACCATCTGCACTAGGAAGTGTAAAAGTAACAATGCCCGCAAGAGTATCTGCAGACTTTAACTTAATACTATTTGTTCCATCTTTATCTACTAAATTTAAAACCGCAGCTGTTGAACCATTTTCACGATTCCAATAACGCGAACTTCCAAAAAACTTTTGGTTGACAGAAGTTCCGTCTAAACCAATATAAAAATCATACTTGTCAGTGGTAAATCCAGGCTCGCCCGCCTTAAATGATGCAAGGCCAACATTAGATGCTAAACCTCTTTTTATCTGAAGTACCGGTGCAGGCATTTTTTTTACTCTATTTTTCTATTATTTATTTATTTAAAATCCTCCTGCATCTAAATCAATTCTATCGTCTAAATCAACATCTAAAACCTCTTCAAAATTTGCAGGAAGACCTGGTTGAATTGATTCAGTAACAGCAGCAGACGAAAGAACTTTATCAGGATTTACCAACTCATATTTTTGTGTTGTAGAATTATACATAATCACATATTGATCATGTTTATTGGTAGCATCAAAGTCCGCTAAATCTGAAAATTGTGCCGGCACCATAACCTCCTTTGTAGTTGTACGTTTAACTAAAAATTGGTTTCCTGAACCTAAAGTAACTTTATATGTCATAATGAAACCGTGTCCGAAACGATAATTGATCCTTCAAAAACTTTTGTGACTTTATTAGTACTATTATTTGTAACAATTACATCATAATAATTCCTACCTGCAGTCAAATCTGCTGTGACCGTTGCTCCCATAGAAATTTTAATTTCCCCTATTCCCGCTGTAATTGTGGCGGAGAATGATTTTGATGCAGTTGCCGTAGGATGTTTTTTAATTTTCGCAGTTGCAATGTGGTTGGCCAAATTAAAAACACTACCATCAGAATTTTTGACAGCAAAAGTTGCTTCAAAACTTGTACTTTTATCTAGTGTTAAATTAATAGCAGGAACTGCCATGACTTTTTTTAATTATTTATCTTCAGGATTAAGTCCATTTTTCAATAACTTAGATAGTTCTGCAGTTGAACCAACAAACAATGCATTAGTTACATTAGTTGGTCCTCTTGTAGTTTTGTCTTCATCAATATCTTTAAGTTTTTTCTGAAGATCCATTAATTTATCAGTTGCATCGGCAACGTTTTTAATTAACTGTCCGGCAACTTCATAAGCCCTTGGCATTTCACTTTCTTGTGCCAATTCAAGAATTCCATTGATTGCTTCTTGACCTTTTTCTATAATTGAATATAAATTTCCTCTTGTATAATCGTAATCTTTTTTTATATCATCTGAAATTTTTGATACTTTTTCAATTTTATCGTTAACAGATTCTATTTCTGAAGAAATAATTTCTCCAGGTATGTTAAAGGTTTCATTTAACTTGTCAAATTTTTTAGTCATTTTCATAAGTCACCATCAAACCCAAAATCATCTCCAGCAACAATAAGTGCATTATCAGCAGTAGTTATGAGTCCAACATTAGTTCCAGCTACGTGAGCAGTTGCAGTTGTATTGTCTGCACCTCTTGTAACTGTCAATGTATTGCCAGACTTACTCTTGACATACATTTCCTCCGAATTTAAGACAATGTAAGATTTTGCTGGAATAGACGACGCATCATTAACAATTATATTTTTAGTAGTGGCAGTAATATCTAAAGATAAATTGGTAGTGACATCTCCTGAGTAATTTTTAGTTGCTTTTGGTTCAACAGAATATGTAACATCTCTTCCACCTTCTCCACTGGCAACAAAACCAATCGAAACTTTTTTGATAACATCTTTGGAGACATCCGAAACTGGTCCAAAAAGATATGTTTTAGCAGTAAATCTTAAAGTATAAATTAATGCTCTTCTTGTGTCATAACTTCCTTCATAATCATCTTGCATAGTTATGCCTTCAAGAACAATAGGAACGTCTCTTTTTTCTCCAATAGAGTCCACTAAATTTATTGTTAGATTATAATTTGGTTGAAAATATGGCAAAATTTGTTCAATAATTTGAAGCATATCATCATTCAATTTTGTAAAAATTGCCAATTCAAATTGCATATTATAAGGAACTGGCATATAGGATTTTCTAATTTGTTTTCCATCAGCGGCCAGTCCTGCTAAAAATGTTTGAGTTGTGGTAACTTTTCTTGATGGATCATAATTTAGTCCAGTAAATTCAAATGACATTCTTGGTAATGTAATTTGAACTGGTTTATTGAGATTTGGAACTTGCTCTAATCGCGCCAAGAACTTTTGAGTGGGCCCATAAGCTAACGGAACTTTGATTAAACTTTCTGTTCCAACATCATGACTATGTTTGATTTCAATCTCATTGAATAATGATCCAAATCCAACAATTGTTTTTCTTAAAATTTCGTTATAAAAATATTCAAACATATTTTAAAACCTTATAACTGAACCTTTTAATTGACTATTTATGGATTTCCAAAAGGATTGCTTTCACTGAAATTTAAAATCAAATCCGCTTCATTTTCAATATCTTTATTTTGACCAAATTTATCATTTTGATTATAATCATCAATCATTCTAACTTTATATGTCGCTGAAGAAGCTGCGCCGACAATATTTTCATTATTTACAAAAATGCCACGAATATTCGCAAGTTTTAATTCGTTTGTTATCATATCCCAAGATCTAACTTTTCCAGTTGCTCCACTTACACTTCCAGTTACATCTTCATTGTATATGTATGTTCCAACTCCAACCATATAAGGAGATCCAATTGTGATTGTAGGTGCCACTGTGTATCCAAGACCTGCATTTGTAATTCGAATTTGTGTAACAACACCCGATTCATTAATCACAACCCTTCCTATTGCCGTTGTTCCCGCACCAGGAGGAGAAGAAAATGTTACTGAAGGTGCAGTTGCGTAACCAGAACCTCCATTGGAAACGGTAATGATGCCAACAATTCCATCTCCAATAACACTTGTTGCAGCTGCACCCGATCCGCCGCCGCCCACAAAAACAATACTCGGCGCAACAGTATATCCATATCCAGGGTTAACGATTTCTACACCCTGAATTTTTTTGGAAATAGTCCCGTTACAATCAACAATTCCTTCAATTAAAGTTGCAATTCCAACTGCAGTTAAACCTCCAGCTGGGGCAGAAGAAATTGCCACTGTTGGAGCGGAAGTATATCCATTTCCTCTTTTTGTTACTGTGACATATCTAACGCCACCATTTACAATTCCAGTTGTTGCCAAGGCGGTAACACCAGAACCAACCATCGTCAATGTTTGAATATATCCTTCATTCTCAATGTTATCATCAATTTCTTCAACACTTGTATCAATAATCTCATCTTCATATCTAAAGAGTTCGCATTTGAGTTGATAGACATATGTTTTTTGAAGTTGATAAAAAGGTTGTTCATGCTCTACAAATTTGATTTCAAATAACCTATCTCCAAGAGGGAAATAAATCAAATCACCTTCTTTTGGTCTTGATGTAAGTTGAATATCTGGAATATCCTTGATTAAAGGTGCGATATAATTTTCATATCTTTCTTTTGAAATGGTCAAAGTTAAATCATTTAATGGTTGAACACCAAACTTTGATAAAAGAGTCCCTTGACCTTCATATCCATCATAAGTTTCAATATAAGCTTCAATTGGATATGCATTGTTAAATTCGGATTCAACAACTTCTCTTATTACGGTTTTAGTTGTTAAATATTGCCTTGGAATATAATAAACCTCAACACCATACATACGAAGTTGCTCATTGATCAAATCTTGAACCAATGATTGCTCAGATGTTGAACCTTGAAGGAAAAATGGATTGAGCATATTATCCGATCATGTCTAATGGAGGTAATTCGTAAGTATTCGACATCTTTTCCATAATGATATCAATTTCTCTTTGTGCATCCTCATAAAACTGTCTGCCATTGAGTTCAACTCCACCAGGCAGTTTTACTCCTTGGAATTTAATTAAATTTTGTCCCCACTGTCTCTTGATCAATGCAGTTAAGTATGGTTTTAAGAAAGAGTCGTTCCAAACTCTTGAATAGTCGTTAGGATCAAGAGTTCTAAAACAATCGATAACAAGATAAGTGCCCTCTTTAACACTTGCCCAATCGATATCAATATATAAACGATCCTGTCTCTTATTAAATCTAATTTGTTTTTGTGTCGTAAGTAAAAACTCAATATCCTCCAAGTAAGTTTTTACCATTGCATAAGTTAAAATTTCAGTGGAACCCCAATAATAAACATCATTTAAGAATAACTGATATTTGACACTAAACATATTATTGGTAATGCTATTTACGCCATCAAAGTGAAAAATCTTATTTACTCCAATAACTGATGGTGGAACTGGTAAATAATTTCCAGTCTCATTATATGAGAATGATGTAGTTAAACCTACAGCTTCATTTACTGTTGTGGTAGTAATTCCAACTCCTCCAGTAACAGCCCTACCTCTATTAATATCATCTTGAGTGATTTTATATTTTAAATATGTTTGATAAACACCATCAAAATGTCTCTCTTGAAAAAATTGAACTGCATCATCTACAAGATCTTCAATTTGCTCATCTGCAACATTAATTTCCAAAACTGGATATCCCAGTTTTCTTTTGCAATAATCAATTAACTCTTGCCTTGTAGATGGTTGTGCCATTAGAGATTAACCAATACTTCTTGTTGTCTTAGATATAACTTAAAATAACACTTTGCAAAATCTCTCAAAGTGTTAGTATCATCTATACTATCTAGGTATCTTGAAAACTTTTCATATTCAAAAAGTTTATTTACATTTTCCAACTCAATTGAATTAGGATTCATTGATAAAATTTCTTAATAAATCTTTAATCTCATTCAAATCACTTTTAATTTCATTGACATCATTTTCTAAATTTTGAATTTTGTGATTTTGATTGTAGATTCTTTTATAATTGTCAATATATGAATTGTAGCCTTGTTCATCAATATTGATAATTCCATTAGAATCCGTATCTCTTACCAAGTCATTTTTGTCTTTAACTCTAATGTAAGTCATATTTTATACCTTTGGTTTAGTTGTAGCAATTGCACTTAAAGATCCAATGATGGGTGGATTTGCCTGATTTTTAGCAGCCATCACAACTTTAATTGAGAATGCATCAAAGTCGGGAAGATTTTCCACACTATAACTATATGATAGAGGTGAAAGGTCATCAGAAACAATTGGTTTCAGATCAGGAGTTCCATCATTTAATGATGGATTAATGACTACTTTATTGCCAATTCCATCAATGGTCGAATTTGAATGTCCTGGGAATAACTCGAAGTTTTGTGAAAGTTCTGGAGCATCAACTCTAAACAATCTGTAAAGAACTCTAAAGTCACTACTTGTAGATTTGCTTGCGGTCAGTACCACTGAAAGTGCATTCGCAGGAAGTTTCATTTTTACTGGTTTAGTCACAAGAACTGTTGAGTGTTTATCTTTAGTCAAACTTCTTACATTATTATCTAAAGCATAACTTAACGGATTACTGAATTCAATTGGATTATTAATTAAATTGGATGCCAGTTGAACATAAGTTATATTTTCAGTGTCTATGAATGGAGACACGTTTGAATCACTTGACGAAAACAACATTTGAACTGCTAAAGATCTGTTTCCGGGAACATTTGTTAAATAATTGCTAGCATTTATATTTGATGCGATCAATCTTGGAGTTTCAAAATATGTTACATCATTTAAATCCAAATCTATGAAACCTTGATCTTCAAACGAAACTTCATTTCCACCAATACTAGTTGCACTAAATGTTCTTAACTTTGCAGATAAATCGGTGTTTGGCACAACAAATCCATTAATATTTGGTTTGATACTTTCAAATTGAATGTTGTTTGAAACCTCCACGCCAGTTGATCCAGTTTGACCCGTCGCTGTAAAATACAAATCATTTGTTCTATCTGAACCAATGCCAACATTAGCAAAATCAGTTCCGTCAGCATCAACTTTAATGGAGTAACTGTTGAGATCAATTGGATGATTTGCGGTATCAACTTCACCAAAACTATGTACCTTATTGAGTCTTCTTAATGAGAATCCATTAAATTGGTATCTATAGACTTTGGTATTTACAGGATAAGTATTTGCTTGCGTTCCATCAATTGCTCTTGTGAGTCCAGTTAATGAATTGCCAGAAACTGTAGTATATCGAATAACCTCATTACCAATGATCACAAATCCGGGATTTATTGCACTGACTGCAATACCTTCAAATAAATTAAATCCAGTTCCAGAGGCAAGTTCAATCGTTGTAGTTTCTGTAGCGGTCAATTCAGCAGTAAGTGTGCTATTCAAATCAGTATTTAATGGACGCATACCTTTAATTTCAACAAAGTTGGAAACAGAGTGCATTCCATGATTTGGTTGAATAATCTTCATGTGAAGACCATCATAATAGGGATCATTTGAAATTGAAGAAATAGTTACTCCTGCACCAAGAGCAGCAACTGCCCCAGACGAATCGACATAAGATAATGCAATACCTGCAGAAAATTGACCTTGAACACCATCAATAATAAACGTATTGTTAGTTGCTATTGATGTAACTGCAACTTGGCCTCCAAATCCAACATTTTGACCAATGTCTGGTATCTGTAAAGAATCGCCAATTACATATCCAATTCCTCCATTTGTAATTGTAACTGTGTTAATTTTATTTGCAGCAACTATAACTGTTGCTTGAGCACCTTGACCAACACCAGTTTCAGTTATTAAATTAACGTCGGTAAATGTTCCATTAGTGTAACCAACTCCAGAATTACTAACAGTAACGCCAGCGCCAACAGTAATTGATCCACCAATTCCTGCAAGTTTTCCTCTTGCACCACCTTGAGCCAAGGTGATGCCAGGAACGATAATTGTTGGACTGTATCCTGTGGATCCGAGTCCAACGGTAATTTTCTTAGATAGTGGAATTAAAGAGTTAGCTGGTAAGATTGGTTTTGTTTTATTTCCAATGTTCAGTTCTGGATTGAAGAATGTACATGTACCTTCTGTTATAAATTGTGCTTTGTAAAGCGTAAATTTAAGATCGTCTAATTGTGAAGGAGACCAAGTATAACCGTTCTGAGATTTAAACAGGCTTCCCAGCATGTTTTCATCTCCAGCCTTAACTGAGATTTTTGTATTTGTTTGTAAGTCGTTCTCTCCAAGTCTAGCAATAAAGACTTCATATTCTTTACTATTTGAAAGAAGAACAATCGAATATTCAGCAAAAGATTCGCTTCCCTTTTCGGCACCAACAATTACTTTTTCTTTTGGACCATCAAGATAAACTGGTGAGGCAAAGGTAAATTTAGTTGCTACTGAACCATTAGTTGACAAATTAATTTTGTCTGGAGCAAGTGTGACCTCAGAATATGGAAGTGTTGTGCTAGTTGGACTTCCATTTTCAACTGTGCGAATTTGTAAAGTAACAGTATCAGCTGTTTGTGATGTAAAGTCTGGTTTAGTTTTGAAAAATACTTCAAGTGAGGTTAAGAATATGCCAGATTTTTCCGAAACAAAGAATGTTTGTGCAATTGGGTCATAAGGACATTTGGCAAGGCTGTCAGATGAGGTAAGTCCAATCTTAGGAAGTTGTCCTGAAATTTGATATTGATACGTTTGAGTATATTTTTCATAAAGTTGTTTTTGAATTGTAGTTACATTGACGTTTGTTTTTGTTGGTTGGAAAATAGTCTTTTTGAATGATGGAGTAATTGTTGGTGTGATTGTTGTGGTTGTAACTTTAGTTATTGTCTTTTGAATTGATGCACCAGTATAAACTGCATCCGCAGTACTTTGATTTAAATAAGTTCCGCCAGCATTTAATGTACCTGGTGGAATACTTAGTAGAGGAACATCAGTTAAGAAGAATTTGTTTTCTCCAGCGGAGAATGCTGGATTTTCTGGTTTTTCTGGATTTGGAATGAATAAAGAACCTTGTAAAGTTCCAACACTATCCGAAATTAATCTGATATCTGTAATTTTTGCTTTAGCACCAGAAGTTTTTCCAGTTAAGGTCATATCTTTTGCAACATATCCTTTAAATTCTGGTGTATTTTTTTGATCCTGTAAAGCAAAAGTATCAATATATAAAACAGTCGAAGCTGTAGAATAAGTTGTTTCTGGTGGTTGTTGCGTATATGGAACTAATTTATAAGACTCTGTAGGAGCATTATAAGGACCATTTTTATGTCCTGGCGTACACAATCTAAATTTAATATTTACATTGGTATTACCAAATACATCAGATTCAACAGTTTCTCCAACTTGGAACGCAGCGTTACCGCTCATCGTTACTTCAAGTAATTTTGGTATAACATACTTACCCATCTCAACAGTTGAGAGGAATGGATAATGTTGCGTTACTGGTTTTAATCCATTAGTATCAAACTCAACGTTTCTGCTTACCAAGTATTTGTAATTACCTTCAGTTATTTCATCATTAGTTGTTGATTCTGATTCTTGTCCAAGTTTTTCTGGAAATTCTTGAATACTTAAAATTTCTTTGCCGGTAATAACTTCACCAGCCTTACTTGTTACCTTTACAGTTTGATCATATGTCTTCTCAACTTCTCCAGGAGTAAAGAAAAAATGGCCAGTGCCGCTCTTTTTCTTCTTAAGTGCTCCAACAAATTCTTCTATTTTATCTTGGGGCAAAAACTTTTGCAGGTCCTCCTTTGCCTTCTCTTCTCCATATTTCATCAAAGATTTTATAGTTATTTTAGTTTTTCCGTTTTTAGTAGTACCTGATAGGTAAGATCCATTATTTACTAATTTTGTTGTCGTCACCGGTTGACCCTTTACTTTTTTCGTTTTTTTGACTTCTTTTTTACCATAGTTAACAAGCGCCGCTTTCTTATAGTTGTAAGCATCTTTAAGATTCTGGGTATAATCTTTTGGAGTAGATGCCGTATAAACTGGAGCTGGTTCCTCGGAATAAACAACTTTATCTTGCGTATATTCTTTAGTAGTGGTAATTGTTTCTTCTACATCGTCAGGTTTAGCTAACGTCTTAGTTGGATTGGTAACTGTTACCGATTTATCCGCACTAATGATAGGAGCATCTGATTTATCAACTGTTGGTTGCAGTTTGAGAGTCCCCTGCCAGAATGAAATTAAGAATGCAGTGACATTTTCAGATCTTGATGCTAAAATTTGTTTTTTATATTCAACCTCGGTATAATCAAGGGTCACAAGATTTCCAGTTTTCTTCATACCAGGCCCAACTTTGGTTGCAAATTTTGCATCGGCGTTAGGAGAAAATGTATCAGTAAATCCGGAAATTAATTCTGAACCAAGTTGAAGATCAATTTTTGTTGTAAATTGTGGCGGCCTTATTGTGCTTGTTGCAGAATCATGAGATATTTTACTTGCTTCATCGACAGAGTTTAAGTTTGTAAAACTATCAGCAAAAATTCCACACTTAAATTGATCTAATCCAGTAGCAGCATCTTTAACAGTCATCGCTGCCATTTTGCTTTCAAGTGCAGAAAGAGATGTGAATTCTTCTACTCTTCTAATTCTTTCTTCAAGCGAAGCAATATCTTGCATTTGATATCTTTTGTGTGCAATCAAATCAACTTTTGCATTGACTACATTATGCAGATATCCAGGCATTCCAACAATAGCGACATCCAATGTTCCAGTTTTATTCAAAGGTGGTTCTGGTGTATCACTTGGAGTTCCTTTGACAATTTGAAAATTGCCATCTGGATTTAAGATGATTCGGTCAACCCTTGGCAAATAGTATGAGAATGATGCTGTAAGGTTTTCTCCTGGAGCCAAGGTATATTCTGAATATTGTCCAGGAGAAGTGAAAGTGCGAGAAGCAAATTCAAATGGCGATTTTGAAGAAAGAGTATATACAGGGACTCTTGGGCGTATATCAACAAAATCTGTTAGTCTTGTATTATTGTATTCTGGAATATTATATTTAAAATCTTTGTCGGAATAACTTGTTGCTGTAATAAACTCGCCAGTATCGGAAGAATCGATCGTATAATATTGGTAAATAATTTTTAATTTACCTTTTGGTTCTTCTGCATTTTTATTTTTTACGAGTCGAGAATAATCGTAGAAAGAATCCCTCTGACCATCATCAAATCCAAATTTATTTGAAACATTTTGATCAGACAAAGTTATTGATACAATGTTTGCATTTATACTTGAATCCTTTCCAACAATTATCTCTCCAACATCAAAAGTTGAAGCATTTAAATAAACATACTCTAACTTATCAGTATCAACACGATTCACCACAAGAGCCATTGCTCCGGATGATTTACCAAGGATGTGTTCTCCTATTACAAAATCTTGGTTGTTTGCAGTTGGCCCACTAAAAGAATTTAAAGTTAATCTTGGTAATTGTGGATCTGCAGTGCTTTGCGATTCAAATACTCCAAGAACTTTAACAACGTCTGGCACATTCAGACAGATTTCCTCGTCTTGAACTCTAACTCCATAAACCTGACTATAAGTCAATCCATCATTTAATGTTGTTGTTCCAATACCAGATGCAGTGTATTTTGAAAAATTTACAACTAAAGATCCAACGCTATTAAATTTTTTAATTTTTGAATTTGGTTTTAAATTTTTAACAGTTACAATAACATCAGCATTTCCACTCACTTTTGATAATCCATTAAATGTTAAAATTTTACCAGTTGCATCCAAAGTATACTGAGTTTCATTTAATGGTTCAATACTACCGTCAGTATATGCAATTACGAATCTATCTTCATCAAATGCATCAAAGATAATATCCGCATCAGTAATCGTGAGGGTAAGAGAATTTGCTGCAAATGATTGATTTTGGAAAATTCTTCTTTGTGTAATAGATGAATTTGTAACATAAAATGATTTTACATTATTTCTACTCAATTCAGTTAACAACGAGGAGTCTGGAGATCCTACTGATCCTCTTATAACTTTCAAATCATTGACAGAAATTTCAGATGTCGGCAATGAACCAACACAAACATTAGTGACGTTTGAAACTGCAGATACTGTAAAATTAGTTCCTCCAGCACTTACGGTTTCTACTTTATTAAATATGGCAAGCCCACCTAGACTTGGATTTCCATACTTAATGATGTCTCCACTGAAAAGAAAGTTCGAAAAGTTTGTTCCTAAACCAGCAGAAATTGTGCTAATGCCCCCAGACGCCGCTGTGATTTTGAATGTTGTGCTTGGAGCAGCAAGGTTTGATTGCTTACTCAGTAACATATCAGCATTAAATGTTGCAACTCCAACTTTCGTTGCATGAATTGATTTGATATTTGAGATATCAAAATCCGTAATAGTTTTGATCAATCTACCGTTTTCAATTCCATTGATGATAATTTGTTCATTTGGTATAAATTGCCCATAGACATTATAAAGTGTCATGGTATGAACACCACTTACACTATCCTTCAGATATGCGGCCGCTCCACTCTTTTTACCTTCAATATATGCAGGAGTAGATTGGGTTATTGTTGTTGTTAATCCAATCTTTGTAAAGGTTTGAAGATCAAATAATCTTAAATTGAGTTGACTTGAATCATCTACATAACCAACTGATGGAATAAAGTCGTAAATTCTTGCAAATCCAATTGTTGTTCCTGCCGCAACGCTTTTGTTGGTTCCAAGACGAGAATCCATTAAACTTACGAATGCAGTTGTTCCTAATCCAACAGAGGGAACTCCATAAACATTATTAACTAAGAATTGAGTTCCTGCATTAAAGGAAATTGCCTGGTTTTCTAAAGGTGCTAATGTCCTTGGTTTTTCAACATCAACAAACTGTTGATTTACAGATTCTACTTCATATCCATTTACATATGCTTTTCCAGAGCCAATTTCAAAGGTCATTAAATCGTCAGATGGAGTATTTCCATCAACAGTAATCTGGCCATCATAGTAAATACCAGTCGTATTTACTAATCTATCATTGAGAGTGTCTCTTGGATTGACTGTAAACGGTTTAACATAAAAATCGCCAGATTGATCGGCAGTTCTTCTTGCCAATTCATCACGAATTACATTATATTGAGTTTTTGTAATTTTAAATTGTGGAACTCCATCAAAAATTGAATATAATGTAACAAAATTTTCCAGATCAGTTTCGTTAATTGATCTTTTATCTAATTTTAGTTCTAATTGAAATCTATCAGAACCTGAAGCTGCGTAGTTAGAAAATCCTTGTGCATTATCATATAATGACTCATCTTCATCCGCAGTGACGATTCTTTCAATAATGGTAAACCCAACTTTAAAAGATGGTGTAATTCCATATTGATCAAGAATAATTCTTTGCTCTTGTGCCTTGGCAAAAATACCTCTTACAAAAAAAATGCCTTCTTTAATTGATATTGATGACCCAGAGGTTGATGCATTAGTAGCAATGGCATTGCAGATTCCTTGACCTTGAGGAATTGTAAATCCATTACCATATGATATTGTTTCTTCTGCAAGTAAAGTTTCTCCATCAAGAAAATTCTGAGAATTGAAATTAGATTCTCCATTAGAGATGTACTGCAAATATAAAGTATGAACTCCTCTTTCAGATTCTACACTATTCAGTGCATATCTAACAATTGCAACAATACCACTTGTTTGGCCTTTAATTTTCTTATCTACTAACTGATTAAAATATAAAGATATTGGAAGACCATTATATTCCGACTCTACTTGAATTGCTGGGAAAACGATATCATTTCCAATTTGACCATCTAAAACTGGAGACCCTTCTTTAAAGACGTGAGATCCGAATCTCTCAATTTGATTTTGAAGAATTGACTGTAATGTTGTTAATTCACGAGCCTGCAGAGGAACACCTGGTTTGAATAAAACCTTGTGGTAACCTTTGTCCTCATCAAAGTCATCAAAATAAGGAGAAACGTTGAAGTTAGTCTGTTGAGGCATGATTGTTTAGAATTGCAAAATTACTTTAATATCTTCTTTTTGATTTGCAGATCTTGTGATTGATGATCTGTTATCTACATAAATGATATTTCCAGAGTATTTTTTAACTTCTGGATTTCCAACGCCATTGGTCACTGACTGACCAAAGTAATATGTCCTACTATTTATTACTGTACTGATACCCGTATATGTTGAGTGTATTTGTAAAGTAACACTACCTCCAACAATATTTAAATTACCTCCAGTGCCCGGACTGGAAGTAAACTCATGCAATTCAAATCCATAAGTTGGAGATGTATTTTGTGTGCCATCACTATTAAATCCAACAAGACTTTTATCTTGCCAATACTTCAATATTCCTGTTGTTTGATCATATGAAACCACTCTTCCCACAGCTGTGGATCCAACACCTACAGTTTGAATAATTCTGATATCATCAGTGAATGTTGCAGTGCTATAACCAGCACCAACCAATTTCAATGCATATACTGCGCTTGCTTTTGATTCTGTTAATATCATTGATGAATTATAAATCTGTGGATTTTCCACAATCCCAATTCTTGCAATTTGATTTCCAGTAATAAAATCGGGGTTTAAATCATCATTTTCAATTCTAGAGTATATTAAGACATTAAATGCACCTAACTCACGATAAATATCTGCTCCATGACCTCCTTTAGGCGGAACTATAACATCAAAAGTTGGTGCAGTTGTTCCTGTTGGCACACCACCACCAAGTAAATCTACAGTTCCGTAAGTATAATTAGATCCACCTTTAGATATTGTAATTGATTCTACTTTAGAATCGTTGTTTATTACAATTGTAGCTTCAGCACCGTTACCATCACCTTTAATCGGAACATTTGTATAAGTTTGATTTCCATCTCCTAATCCAACTCCTCTGTTTGTGATAGTAACAATTTTAAGTTGGCCACTGGATGATGCATTGTTTCTGACTGCAGCATCATCCGTACCAGTTTCCCAATCAGAGGGAACTGGCATAAAATTGACAGAATCAAACTTTACAATATCAGCAGGATTGATAGAATAAAGATATTTCCAAATATATCCATCGCCACTTGTTCCGGCAGATCTAGGTTCTAAATCTGTAAAATTAGGTTCATCCAATGATGGTCTACCATCTGGATAATCTGGACTGATTCCATTATGAAGGCAAATATAAACCTTATAATATTGATTTACCACATAATAATTTGATGCGTATAAACTGGACGATTGTGATGGTTTTGATCTATTAGTTCTACTAATATCATGACGATACATGTCATAAGTAGCTCCAGATGTCCAAGTGTTTTTTCTAACAACTCTTTTTACATCTTGTGCTTGAATTTTTTTCAAAGCAATCATCGTATCCCAATAATCATTTTCTTCACTAAAATTATCTTTGGGAGCTGGAGGAGTTACATTCCAGGTAGAACTATAATTAGTTGCATTGGGAAGACCGACAAAAGCATAATATGAATTTGTAGTAGAAGTTGCTGCAGAGACAAAGCTCTTAGCATTTAAAATTCTTAATTGATCAGTTATAATAGCAGACATTTTGTCGTTTTTTTATCTATTTATGTGGAGTAATTTCGATATTTAAGTGGATTATATCTTTGGACAATTGGAGACGTAGAAATTCCAGCCAAACCATTATTGTAAGCAGTAAATGCCTTTGGATTCAATCTGGTTCCTCCAGAAATTCTGCCCCAACTATATTCACCGTAGAAACTACTAAATCCAAATCCACTTATGCCATTTGTGCTTGCAACACTCACAACAACTCTAGTCACATAAGTGAGAGCAATACCAGCAGCACTAGTTTGTGCTATTGAGACTTGGGCAACTTTGTAAATATTATCTATGAATGAAGTTCCAATTCCAACGATACCACTATTACTAGAAGCAAGCGAAGTTACTCCATTTCCAACATTTGAATTAAATACGGTGAAATAATCACCAGTTTGAATACCACTAATCCCAGTTGTGGCAACTCCTACACTATTGATTCCAATGTTTCTTAAGAATGAATTTTGTGGAATAAACAAATCAAATACGAGTCCAGTGGTTGCTATTCCTACAATTGATGTTGTTGCGATGCCAGTAATAATACCAAAATCCCCATCATAGGTTACGTTACTTATTACTTCATATGTTAGATTTGGACTTTCTATCAGCACCACTGGTGGGTTTGTGGAGGTATATCCACTTCCAGGAGATGTTACACTAATTGTTGAAACAGCACCTCCACTAATTGTCGATGAACTTTGTGCTCTATAAGTTGTTCCAAGACCAACTGGGGTTGCAATTGTAACAACTGGATTTGTTGTGTATCCCTTTCCACCACTACTTAAAACAATTGATTGAATTGTTCCTGCCGCAGAAACGATTGCAGTTGCTGCAGCTGCAATCAAAGTATCTTGAGAAATGATAGAAATTTTTCTTGGGTTCAAATCAATTGCAGGATATTCTGAGTTATTATTGAAGAAGGTTTTTACATTTTCAACCCAAATGGTTGTGCTTGCAATTCCAACACTTTGAATGATATTTGTAGATGGATGAATAAGAGGTTCGTGAGAAATTCTATCTTTGGTTACATAACTTCCATCAATAACTACATCATTTCTCTGTTTACACCAAATCACTGGTCTAATTATGGTTGGATCTGTCGTAAGACCGGGACCATTATAGACATTGGTAAGAACTTCATCTATTGAGAGAACTTCCTTGACCAATCTTTCATTTTGCGATTCTTCAAAAGAAGAATCATATATTTGAAGAGTGTCACCAGACTTAACAGTTTCTAGAATATCAATACTTTGAGTATCAATATCACCATTTCCTTTGTAGAATAGAATCTTAGAAGTATCTCCCGGTTTTGGAGCTTCTGTAAATTGAACCAAACTTCCACTATTAAAGATATAACCATCTCCAGGAACTTGTAAGATATCATTTATAAAGATAAGTAAGTTTGCCTGTACGTCGATGAGAGATCCGGCTTTTGCTCTAACGGAAAATCTTACAGTATCAATTTCTAACGGAAAAACTTTTCTGACGCCATCAAATAATAAATCTAGTGGATCAAGGACTTGCAAATCTCCAACAGACCATCCAGAAAATTTATCGGAGAAAGTATCATCTACAGTAATTTTAAATTCACTAAAAGATAAAGAAGTATCTGTTGGAATTCCAGTAGTTCCTCCAATCGCTACAGTTAGAATTTCGCCAACTTTGTATGAATATCCATAGTTTTTAATTTCAAAAGATATTATGCTTGATCCTTGACCAACCACAATATCAACAATGGCTTCGGTTCCAACACCAGCTGAAGAACTTGAACTATAAATTAAAGGAATATTACTATATGACAGTGGATCATCAAAAATTACTAGTGGTGGATTTGTAGAGGTATATCCAGTACCAGGATTTGTAATTGCAACACTCACGATATTTCCACCACTAATAGCAGCTGTTCCAATAAACTCAATGTTTGGCGTTCCCAAACTTGTTGTAGCAACACCAACATTTACAACAGTTTGAATTCCGGAACGATATCCAGATCCACTATTTCCAATACTAATTGCCGAAATAGCTCCTAATACAGATACAGTTGCCGTTCCACCGGCAGCCACTAAGGGTTGATAACCAAATCCTTCTGTAGATCCAATTGAAACAATTACTCCACCTCTAGGAAAAGGTGAGACATTTGGATCATCATTTAAGGCTACTCCAGTACCAACAAAAGAAATTGTACTAATCCCTACAGATTCAATTAAATCGTAATTGCCCTCAACGCTAACAAATGATCCAGATCTTGCTGGCAATTGGAAAATATTGTTTAGCAATACAATTGCCTTTGATGTGGAGAATCCAGAAATATTGTTCAAATTGTTTGTGAGAGTAAAATCATTTTCAACACTATTAAATTTAGTCGATACAGTCCCATCAAAAACATAATTGTTATAATATGGATCTAATGTTCCACCTGGTTCACCAGACTTCATGAACATTCTTCCGTTGAAAGTGGATGATACTTCAAGACCAATATAATCCTCTTCATCACCTCTCGCATTTGGATTTACAAAAGGAATTTGACCAAAAGGGGGAACAACAAAGTTAATTTGACTATCAATTATATTGTAATCGCCACCCAATCTACTAACTAAGCTTCCACTGTTGTGTGTTGAAATTCCAGAACCTACCCAACCTCTATTAACTGTAATTGAATTTGAAGTAAGAGATGATGAATTTACTAACATAATCTCATCATTTATCTTTATCAAAGATCCTGCAATAATGCTTGAAATTCCCGATAAAGTAACCGTAGTATCATAATAACCAAGAGAATTTGTTAATGATGCGGTAACTCCATTCCCAATTACTGGAGACATGATTTGATTATCAACTGTCACAAGAAGTTTAGAATTTTGATTTTTTGCAGTGAATTTATGAAAAGTTCCAATTCCAGCACTTTCAAGGGTCAATACTGTTGGAATTTGTTTTAATGCATCGGAAGCAGATGCTGCAACTCTTACATCTAATTCATTTAATTTTACAATATAAACTGTGTTTGGAAGTTTATCTGTTGTTCCTATTCCTGTAATTGTTGTCGTTGCGATACCCACAGCGTTTGCTGTGCTTGATGTAGATTCTGGATATGTGTATACAACTTCTTCACCAGTTACAAAATAATTTAATGGTATTCTAATTGTATTATCACTAACACTTACAATTCCCGCATTTGATGCATCAAAAGCTCTCTCAAAAATTAAATCGCCATCATGAGTCAAATCAAATTGTTTTTTGATATCATTTTCAGTTCCTTCATAAGATCCGAAAGAACTTACGATATTAGTATTACCCAAATCTAATTCATCATCCAATGCGATATTATGAATATGACCTATAGTTTGTCTAAACAGTCTAACCTGAACATTAATATTTGGATTTGGTGTATAATTTAAACTTGTAGTGGAAGCAGTCCCAGAAACACTGAATGTTCCTAAAGAGGAATCAGTACGAATAATACCAAACTCAGATAAACCTGGTGTTGTTCCATCTGTTATACAAACTAATTCAGAAACTTCATATTGATTATTCGTAGTGTCTTCAACACTTGCAAAATAATAAGCACCAACGTGCTCGACATTGAAGAAACTTGTTATTAAATTAGCAGTTGGAGTCGGTGATGAAGGTATTGAAACTATTTTTGAATCTAATATTGTATCTTTTAAAACTATTGTTCCAATTCCACTTGAAGAAGTATCACCAATCGAAACTCTAAGAGTAGTGACTGTATGTCCAACTCCCAAAGCCGAATTTGGAACAAAATCAATATTTACATTGGATCCAGAAATTGAAGGCACATAAGTTCCAAGACCAACAGATCCAGAAACAAGAGGTGAATCTGTTGCTAATGGGAAGTATTCCAACAAATTGACATCGGATCCATTATGAAGAACGGTTAATTCATTAAATTCATAATAAGAACCATCTGTTGCTCCAATTTGAACCAGTACTTTTGATGCTCTATAAGTAGATGCTATGCCAACAACCGTAGTAGCTGTAGATGTTCCTGCTGCTAGAGTCTTTGTTGATGCAGCAATGCTTACACAGTTTCCTAGTTGTGTCGTTCCAACTCCAATTGCAGTATCTTCAATATCAAATGAAATGAAAGTCAAATCATAATTATTAATTTTATATTTGAATGGATAGAATCTTAAATTTCCTTCTGTACCAGAAACACTGAAATCAAATGTTCCTAAGTCGTCTTGTGTATAAACTGCTCCATAGTGATTCAAATATCCAGTTTCATCATCGTGAATAAATCCAATTAGTCCAACCTGCCGTTCTGTATTATAAGATGTATCTAATGCAGAATAGAAATATTTTTTAGAACGAGTAGATGTTAATAGGAAAGTATCTACTGATGTAAAAGGATTGGCTCTTGGATTGCTGTTGAATAATTCGCTAATGTCATCAAGAATAACAACTCTGTTTCCAATTGATTCTATATAGTCTGATAAGATTCGACTTGAAAATGATATTTTATTTGACTTAATATTACTATCAATTTCAAAGTTACTTTCAGTTACCAAGTCAAAATCATAGTAACAATCCAAATCAATCTCATTTTGCAAATCTACTGTTATGGAGACATCAGTATCATTTTGCGTTGTAGATAGTCCAACTTGATTTAATGTGGATTCAATAATTAAATCACCAAACTTTTTAAATCCTACAGTATGGACTAAACTATTTGTTGCCTCGTCCCAATCATCATAATCAACTTTAGATTTTAATGAATATGAGAAATATTGGTAATAATCATTATCGGAAATTTTTTGTAAACTGTCATTTAAGAATCCAACATTGTTTTGCCACGTTTTCTTGACAATTTCAGATTCTTTAACATCATAAATTCCTTCGTTTGTAATGATATCTACAATTTTTGCTTGAGATCCAGATAATGTTTTAATAATATCTCCAATTTCATATATGTTATTTGATGATATTCTTAGGATGTCATTTACAGGATCCCAACTTTCAACTGTCCCATTAGGAATGACACTTTCGTCTTTGAAGAAATTATTTTTTTCAAATTTAATATTAAAAATTGGAAAATGTGATTGTGAAATGATCCTTGCAAACGAAGAGTCTGCAGATTGCCATATTCCGGGAACTTTACCAATTGGCAAATGATCTGCAAGGCTATAAACCACAGTTGCACCAATACCACCAATGTTTGGAGTAGATGCTTTTACTGCAAATAAACTATAATCATAATTTTCAGAATTGTACCCGTATCCTGTAGAACCAACTCCAACGCTTACATTTTCAATTAAGAACTTAGATCCAACAGTAAATGGAAAATCTGAAAGATTGCTAAAACTTTTTGCTAATCCTACAGTTACTTCTTTTGTATTATTATTGTACGATATTGTACTTATGCCAGAACCATTTATGTTATTAATTGGTATAATCGATGCAATAGAATCCGTGATTGATTTTGTATTTTCAATAATCGAAACAAAAGGATCGCCAAGATTGTAATTCAATTTGACATCTTCAATTAATTTGTTTGTCACTCCATCAATTAATATTAAATTGGGGGCAATTGTGTAATCCTTTCCAACTGAAGTTATTCCAATTGACTTTAATGTTGATGAATTTGAAATTTTTAATATATGGGCAAGGTTTGCTAATGGTCTTATTGATAGGTCAGAATAATAATCAAATCCAATGTCATCCAATTTTGTTTTTTTGGCAGTTCCAATATTAATTCCAGTCACATCTAAAATCGCATTAGTTCCCAGACCAGAATTGACTGAAACCACTTTTGGATATGACGAATAATTTACGCCATTAGTCTTTACGTTTATTTGATGTATAGAACCCAAAGCTGATAGAGATGTTGTATAATATTCAAATTGACCATCAGTAGATGAATAAGATGAATTTTCTGGAACATCTACGGAATTGAAAGTAAAACTCGTAGTATCAATTCCTACCGTAACTGTATATATACCATTATACAAACTATCAACTTTGGTAATTTTATTGTAATTTAAAGTTTCTTCATCGACAATAATTTCGGTTTTAGTCAAAGAATTATTTTCTAAATCAATCGGTTCCAATCGGTAGTATAAAACATTTGGAATATAATCATTAATCTTAATAGTTGTATGAGCATTTGCATCTACTCCGGGTTTTCCAGATTTGGAAATTTCAAAAGTTGAAGTATTTTTTGACGTTTTAAAAGGTTTTTTAAATTTAGAATCTTCATAAAAATTCAATTCAAATGCTGGGTAAGAATTTCCAGATTTTGTGAATGCTAAAGATGAATCGGACAAATCAAATTTGAATGATACATTTCTGATAGCTTTAAGTGGAGGATTTATTGGTAAAATTGTGCCAAGAGATGCTGAGGTTATATCTATAGTTTCTACAGGAACTGCCAAAGTTGCATCATAATATGAACTTGAAAGTTTAATTAAATTATCACTGATCACAACAACATAATAGATCGTTTCATTAGTCAATCCTCCACATGGAGATGATGAAGTATGAATTATTTTTTGTCCATTATAAAGTCTATGATTTATTAATTGAATAGTATTATTTGGAACATTTATATCTGATGCTGTAAATGAAACTGGATTTATAGCCATTCTTCTGTTGAAATTATTATATCTCACAAAAACCGTAGTCGCAATTCCTGGTTTTGCATTTAAAGTTATATTATCACCATTTGTTAACCCATGAGTTGTTGCAGTAGATACTGTTACAATATTTTGATTAACGGCCCCGATAAAAATACCATCATAATCAGTTTTAAAACTATGAGTATTTCCAACTCCTAATGCATGGAAATACACAGTATCTCCAGGAATTGTACCAAGACCGACAAAAACGCCTGTAGAACCAAGTCCAACTTTAACTGTAGAAATTCCTATGAGATCATTTGTTATTTTAGCTGCATATACAATAGAATTGTTTGTCAGTTGATAACTTGCAATTCCATTTGTAGATATTGAAATAGGAGTTCCGCCGTTTGAATTATAAATTAATCTTGTTCCAGTGTCAAGTTGATGATCCGGAATATAGATTGTTTTTGTTGGTATTGTAATTTGAGTTATTCCAACGCCAGGATTGCTAAAGAACAACGTCGATCCAATTCCAACACCTGCTGTGGTTCCTAAACCTACAGATTCCGCAGGATCAAAATATAATTCTTTATTTGCTTTTAAATCATAAGATGTTGAAATTCCAAAAGACATTTGAAATTTTCTAGTTCTCTCTGTGAGGGCAATTCCTGATGAGTACGAAGTAACTCCAGATATTTGATTAATATTTCTAAGAACTCGAATTCTGGATGACTTTTTATCAATATTAAGAACTTTTACTTTTTCATTGTTAATTTGATAAACATCGTTTTCTCTTATGTTAGGGAAATTCAAGTTTCCAGATACTGAAAAATAAGTTACAAGTCCAGTGTTAGTTGTGGATGCAATACTTGTAATAGCAATAAGAGTGTTGTTAGTTACTACAATTGGATTTGTTTTTTTATAATCATATTTTCCTGTAATAGTAACTACATCATTATTAACAAAATTATGCGGAAAACTTGAAAATCCAATAAAATTAAATCCTATATTGCTTGCAGAAAATTCAACATATGCAATAGAAGAACTGGCTGCACTAATTTGAGAAATGTTTTTGCCTCTGACCAAAGAAACATCAGCAGATAATCCTTGACCACCAGTTCCGGAGTTGTCAAATATAACTTTATCTCCAACCTTATAGTTTTCACCCCCAGTTTTAATACCAATCGAATTTATACTGCCAGCAGAAACTAAATTGATTGTCGAAACACTTTCTTTAATTTTATTTGGAAGTAGAAGATAATCGTAAAAACTTCTTAATTTTGTTAGGTTATATGGAGTAACATTTCTTAGCCACTTGGTATCATTAATATTAATTTTATCTTGATTTGAGGTTTTTTCAAAATTGAATTTAATTGGTTTTGAATAGTATGAATTTCCAATTACATATGGGAATTGTGGTTTGAAGTAATTTTTAAATGGGCCTTGATTTTGAATTGCTGTCGTATCTAACGTGCAGAAATATGCATAAACACCATTTGGATATTCTGGAGTAATACAAAATCTTCCATTATGTTCATCAAGATCGCCATTTTCGGTATATATATAATCTTCAATAAAAAATCCTAAAGGATATAAAGCAAGAGTTGGTCTGTTGCTTTTCAATATTAAGTCATATCCACTCCTTAGTGCTTTAACAGAACCTCCAGTTGCGGTAGAATATCCATATGGGCCATATATTGGGTTTCCATCATATGCCCATCCAATAATTGGCGAATGATCATTAGAAATAAGTTCTATGCCATTGAATATTTTTAAATCTTCATTATTTTTTTGGGAGACTACAGAACTTCTTAACTTTCTTGGTGCATATGCATGACTATATTGCAATCCAAAGTTTTCATAAAATGATTTAGATAAAAATCCATCATCATCGGTAATTTGATTTGCAAAAATTTCCCTTTCAACCAAATTAATTTGCCATGATTTAATCACAGCTTCAAATTTTGAATTTTTTCCTGGATTAGTAACAGATATTGTTGTATTATTTTCATATTCAGAACCACCATTGATAATACGAACTTCGATTAAAGATCCATTAGCAATCACTGGCGTTAGGATGGCACCAGCTCCACTATTACTTACTTGATTTATTGTTAGATTTGGAATAGAATTGTATCCATAACCAGAATTATTGACAACAACTTTAACTATTTGTCCATTGTAAATTACGGGTGTTACTTGAGCGTTAGACCCTTCAGAAATAGTAAATTGTGGTTGATTAAAATTGAGAATCTCTTGAGATCCAAATGAATTCCCACCATTTTCTATAAAAATGGAATCAATTTTTCCTCTAAAAATAGGTTGTATTTTTGCAGTAAAGTCTTGGCCTGCAAAAATTTCGACGCCAATAGTCCCCTCAACTGTTGCTGTAATTTGTGGATAATTGAAAATATGTGTACCACTTCCAGTGGAGGTTAAATTTACGTACTGTTTTGTCTTGAAATAAAAATCATCACTTCCAGTACCAAGGCCAACGTTTCCTGGAGAAATTATGGATAATTTAAAATTATCATCATCTACTTTTGTTACATAATATGATGTTTGACCTAATCCACCGATTACAGTTCCCGTGGTTGTATAAGATATAATTTCTCCCGTATTATATCCATGATTTTCAATATTAATACTATCAGATGCTGTATTAATTTTAACAGGAGTTGTAGTTGTTTTTTTGGTTTGATAGTTATATCCAGAATTTTCAATTGTTATAGATCCTATTTTTTTCTTTTTCTGAACAGACTTGAGTAAATGAGTTCCTACTCCATATCCTGTCAAATTAACCGTATTGATTCCAGCAGTAACTCCTTCAAGAGTATTATGAAGTTTAATTGTAGTAGCACTTTGCACAGAAACAAAATATTGAGCGTTTGTTGTTAAACCACCAACGGCACTACCACTTTGAGTATTATATATTACTTTTTCGCCATTTCTAAATTTATGGTGTGTTGAAAATCCAATAGTATCTGTTGTTAAATTAATCAATCCACTTTCAGCGGATGGTAATACAACTACTGAGTGATCAAATTGAATTAAATTAGGTTTTGCTAAAGCATTAACCCCATTTCCTCCTGTTATTTTAATAGTTGGAGTATCCAAATAATCAAAACCAGGATCTAAAATTTCAATTCTATCGAGTTGTCCAATTACCGAGCAATAAACTGATGCTCCAGAACCAACCTGATCCGTTACATTTAATATTGGCGGATTAATAATATCATAGTCAGTTCCTCCATCAAGAACATTAATTTTTTCTACTGGCCCAAAATAAACAACATCTTTTGATTTATAATTTAAAACTTCAACACCGTTAATAAAAACTCCAGTATTACCAGTGGTAGTACTTTCTTTTACTAATGCATTTTCTGGACTTGAAATTTTTCTTATAATTTTTTGTGGTTCTAAAGTTCTTGTTTCAAAATTTGTATATGTGTAATCACTTATAATAAATTTATTATTTGATACTGTCGTTGAACCGATACTTACAAATTTTCCAGCATTAATACTAGATAAACTAGTTGCAATTCTAATAGTAGTATCATTTACTTTTTTAACGTAATATATGCCTGTTGTAATTCCTAAAGTATTACTTGACCCCGATGGTTTATATACAATAGAATCTCCAGTGAATAATTTGTGATCACCAATTACCAGATCCATTCCACCGAAAAATCCTGAAAAAGTTATCGATTTATCAGAAACATTTAATGGTTGATTCAGATAAGTTGGAATTGATGGAGATGCAATATAAAAAGAATCATTCAAATCAGTATAAACATTTTGAACGTTTGATGTATAATTTGAAAGATCTGGATAATTTGTGGAGTTTACTTTTAATAAATTTTTTTTTAAAGTATAAATTTGAGATGTATTTAATTCTCCTTGCCCACGAACTTTAAACCTTTTGTTTGTATCATAAGAAAGTATAAATCCAGTTGACTTTACACCAGTTGATGAAATAAAAGTCACAGAATCCCCTAATGACAACGAATGGGAATCATATAATGTAACAAGATATGTAAAGTCTGTTACATCAAGCAGGAGTAAAGATTCAACATCGTATTTTACTGGTATATTAAAAAACCAATTATTTTCTTCTGGTTCTTTAGATTCGTATCCTAAATTCTTAATATAAACTCTATCTCCTTTTTCGTAAGGGCCAACTTGCTTTAAAACATTAAGATTGGATAAAACACCAGTAACTCTAAATTTAACCAGACCAGAAGGTGTTGTACCATAAGCAAAAACATTTGCTCGAATAGAACTATTAGAAGTTAAATCAGTAACAATACCTGAGCAACCGAAAAATTGTGTTAATGACTTTTCTGTATAAGTAACAACCTGAGCGTCTCCAACCACCAATTCTCCAAAATTTGGGAATCCTACTGTAGAATCTACCGTGAGAACATCTGCACCTGCTGATATTTCTTCAATAAGTTGAGTTTTTGGATGAATTGTAAAAGATCCCTCTATAACTCCAGGAGTTGTAATACCTTTACTATCTTCAACACTCAACATATAGTACTCTTTATTTCCTCTGATAATTTTTTCAACTTTTGAAATTGCGGCACTTGCCGAATTAATATAATCATTTTTATCCTGATAGATTGTCGTATTGACCAATTCCTCAATATTTCCAGATATTTTTTCAACGACTAAATTTCTATTAACTTCAAACTTAGAATCAGAAAGTTGAATGAGATAGTCTTTTGGCCTGATAATTTGAACATCTTCGCCATACAGTGCTTTGAATAAAATTTTGATCGAAGAATCTGTGCCCTTAGAGGAATAAAAATCTTTTGATTGTTTAATAAAAAGAGATTCATTTAATCCAGAGTAAAATTCTTTATCCTCAAATCCAGGAACAATTTGTTTTTTGACTTTTTTATAAAATTCTTTTAGGAAAAGAATACTTAAGTTTTTTACAATACTATTGTCCTCATGCTCTGCGGCTTGAGAAGTTGAAAACACTAATTTATCAGTAACTGTAGAGTCTTGATATGAACTGATGCCGCTAAATCCCCTTACACATCCAGTGAATGATGTTGATGTTTTGCCAGTGTATGTAATGATCTCAGAATCAATTTGAATCAGACCATAAGAATCTGGAAACCCTGCGGTGGTTTCTACATTAATAGTTGTAGAGGTGGTTGTAATTTCAGCAGAAAGAGATGTAGAATCGACTAAGTTAGTTAAGTTGTCAATTTTGACATAATTATCAATATTTTGAATAATGTCAGATGGGCCGCTTTGACTTTCAATTGCTGTATAGTATTGAGATAAAAACTCTTCTACTAGTGGATACTCTTCTCTAACGAACGAGGGAAGTTGTCCTTGAACGATTAAACTAACGTCGATTCTTGTTTCTGACATGTTTTTATAAAATTACGAGTGCTCCGTTTGCGTAACTTGATGTTACCGTATAAGTTGATCCTGATAAATTAGCACCTGATGAAATTTCATCAGATACAATATTTACAGAACTATTACTACTATCTATCTGCAAATATAAATCCTGCAATCCAATTACATCATTGGAGAAAGGAATTGCAGAAACTTTAATAATCGGGGCCCCAGATGTAGATTTTTCTGTGCTTATAATATTTACTGGATTTAATCTGAGTTCTCCTTTCACATAATCAATCGTTCCAGCCTTAGATACAACGATGGATGGTTGTGTTGGTGATAACAATTTAAAGAAAAATACCGATCCATTTTTACCCGTTGAATCTGGCAAATCTCCAAGATAGAGAGTATCTGCAAATCCAGATATATTAAACCCAGACGATTTAATATTATATCCACTCATACTCTTCAAATAGAATTGATTGCCAAAACATATTTCATATTCAGCAAATTGGTTCAATGCAACCTGAATATCTCTACGCATATTAATTTTTGTGATATTTGATGTTACAGAAATATCACTATCATCAATCAACTTTAAGAATTTACTGTATTTAAATCTTGCTCCATACTTATTCAATTCAGAAGATAATGAATAAGATTGAATATGTTCAAGTATTTTAGTTTTTAACGAATCTGCATTTTGATTTAAATTGCTGTTATAATAGACCTTCGTATCATATTCAACATACAGATACTTGAGATCAATAATTTCAGTTACAATTCCTGCGACTGTGTATTTCTTTAAATTATTTTTAATTTCTGCTTTGATTGATTGTGAGAGAAGTGAGCCGTTAATTGGTTTAATTGCAATAAAGACTTTCCCATACTTAGGTGGATTTAATTGCTCTCCGCCAAATGCGGAAACAGATTCGGCATCGGGATATAGTGTTGGAATGATTGATTCAAAATCAGATGCAGTTACAGCACGGTTTTGAGAAGAATAAATTCTTGTTGCATATTTCTTTATTGAATTTACGGATTCAATTTCAGAACCATTTTGTGCGGGAGAGTTTGTAGTGATGGTAGATATTCCAGTTACTACTGCGGCTCCATTGTTATCAACAATTGAACCATTATATCTAAAAGCAAAAACGCCATTCGCAGATTCACCGGTACTTACCACATAAGAAACTGCAAGATAATTTAAATTGTCAAGTTTCTTTCCAAATACATCATCTCCAAAAATAAGTTCATATCTTTGATCTTCAATTTCTTGAATGAAAAATACTTTTGAACTTGACGTTACATCAATTAAATTATTTGCAAGAAGAAAATTTCTTATAACCGAACTTGCTTGTGTATTTCTTACAAGAACACGAATTGTTGATGTATCAATATTTGGATTCGGCAAAATAAACTTTTGATTTGGATTATTTACATCTACCGTAAAGTTTTGAGTTAAATAAGTTCCCTCATAAACAATAATATTATTAAAAGATGCAATTTTATCAACAACAGGAACGGTAATGTCATCTGCAATTGCAAAGGTATAACTCTCTGCACCAAATGCCTGAGTTGTAGTGACAACAAGACCTTTTTTAAGAGTTAATGTAAGCGGATTAGTTCCGAAGTCAGTTGTATCAACAGTAAAAGAAATACTGGCCTTTGCAGATCTTCTTGATCTTGGAACATATCCAATTTGACGTGCTAATGAGACTACATTTTCTCTGAGTGTAGCACTATCAATGAATACCTCATTGCTAATCATATTAGCATTATATGAGGTGATGTAAGTATTATATGCTAAAACATCAATTAACATCGAAAGATTAGATCCTTCAAAATCATAATCAGTAAACTCCGAGTTAGATCTCAGATATTCCGTAATTGAAGTTTTGATTTGATCAAAATCTAAATTTGTAAAGTTAACTAATGCCATTTATCGAGTTTGTTGTAGTGCAAATGATAACTGTTGCGGCAATACATCAATCCCTACAATCTCATACTCAATTGTAACGTTAAATTCAAGAGTATCATAGTTTGGAGATACATTAACGTTTAATAAATTAATTCTTGGTTCATAAGTATCGATTACATTTTGAATTTCATCACGAACTACAGATGCAGTAAAGTCATCAATGTTATCAAAAAGAATACGATTGACTTTTGAACCAAGATTTTCGTTAAAAAAACGTTCGCCGGGAAGTGTAAGAACAAGATTTCTAATAGAACGGGCAATTGCGGTCTCATTTTTGATTGCCAGCAGGTCATAATTCAGGGGACTAATCTGAAATGACATGCTAAGATCTTTAAAGCCTTTACTTACCCGTTCTACAGGCATAAAAAAATAATAAATCTATCTTATTTATCAGGGTTTTTACATTCCATAGGTGGGTTCAGTGCCATATTCCCAGTCATCATAGTCTTCATGATTACGAATTTTCTCATGAATCTCTTTTTGATGATGAAAATCGTGTTTTTTGGGTGTCAGATCATCATGATTAATCTCACGAAGCATCTTTTTCTCTAAAATTTGATCTAGAACACCATAATCTGATGTTAAATTTGTTGTTCCCCACAGATCATACATGTAATTTTGATCTCGATCTACTGGTTTTCCCATTTTCTCTCCTGATTTTGGTAATCAGAACTTTTTACGGGGTTTCTATCCCGATTTCGTACATAAAATCGTCGGAAGTTTCTATTTTTCGAAGATTTTCAACAGAATATTCGGTTAAATCAATCTCATAACCTGGATTTTTTGTGATACGATTACGAATCCATGCATCATCATACCATAAAATCTTATTATTTGGATATGCATAGAAGTTTCCATTATCCATTTTGAAAAAATGAGCACATTTATGCTCTGGTGTCTCACTGAAATTAGTATTTAAAGTTGATTTTGACTCCCATGACCAATCAAGAGTGAACATATAAATTCCTTCATTCTTTTCTCCCTTATAATTGATCATTTCTGCACGTAATCCAGCAAGACGTGAACGAACTTGAACATCAACATATGGAGAAAAGCAATCCCACCACATACATTCTTCAAGTTTAGGAACAGGTGCATCAGGCTTCCAACAAAATGCATGAATTGGTCTTCGAGTCCAATTGACCCCATTCTCTAGAAACGTCTCAAAGAGGGGTACATGCTTCTCTAAGGATGCTACAGAATGCACATCACATAAAGTTACCTCTCCATGTCCTTTTTTATGATTGTAGAGAAATTCATTACGAATGTAACAAGTAAATGTCGGAAGATTGTGATTGAGATATGCCATAATGTTCAATAAAAAAGCAAGGATTGCTCCCTGCTCTATCTATATTAATTTCCTTGTCCGCGATACTTTTTTTTACGTCCATTACGAGATGTAGCCGAGAGTAACGTGCGAGAAGATTGGCCCTGACGAGTCTTCTTAGGCGGCCCTGGAGCCCAGAAGACTTTATTCATACTACCTTTTGCCATTTAGATTTCCTCCATTTCAATTAAAGTTGGATCAACTATCTCTCCATTATAATAAGAGATCGAGAGTTCGTCAAGAACCTCAGAACAATCTTCTGTAGTGAGGTTCATATAAATTTTACGTCCTTTATAAAGAATATTGTAAAGTTTGTCCATTAGATCACACGAGTCTTTTCATGACCCACACGAATCCGAGGATCGCACCAGATCTCAAAACCTGCTTCCTTTGCATCCAGACAGAAGGAGACATCTTCTCCACACATATCTTGAACCGCACCGGACTCAAAGACTTGCATCTTTGGAGCAAACCAAGGATACTCAAGATTCTCAAAGACTCCCTTTTTAATCATAACCCAACCAAATCCCGTGTAATCCACTGTGAAAGGCTTACGACGCTTTGAGATGCTCTCCACAGTTTCGTGATTCATCACACCACCATTGCGGCGGAAATCATCTTCTTCCAACCAGTGAGCTACTGAAGTCGTGTGACCATCTTCTGTTGCATACCAACCAGCGACAACTTCTTTGTCTTTACCTTCTTTATTCAGAGCTAAATCACAAAGTTGCCAGAACTTTTCTGTGTTGAATACAATGTCACTATCAATCCAGAGTTGATAATCATAAGTTAATTTACCATCCCAAGGAATTTGCTTAGGCCCACGAAGAACATTTGCGCCTAAACATTTGCATCGTGCAAAGTTAACCATTGATGAGTAATCCTGAGAGATCTGAATGGCCATTCCATTTTGAACCATATCAAAACAAAGTTGTACAAATGCTTTCAGAAAAGTAAATGAACAACCTCTTCCAGGAAGACAGAAGACAATTGTTTTTCCTTGCATTCTTTCTTTAATTGCATCATAGTCCCATTCCTCTTTTGAGACTGTTGGTGCATTTGCTTTTACTGTAAATCCTTTTGCCATAAGTTGAAATTTGCTTCAGTTCAATTTTATCAGACTATATATGCTTTGTCAATAAGATGCTTCCAGTTCCTTATTGACTAACAGTTCCTCATAAGATAGATCCTCAATCTTATAATTCGTATTGACAATCGCAATCATATTTTGAGCGGTTCTCCATGCAGGCAAAAAGTCTTGCTCCTTCAGAGAGTGTATCAAACATTTATCCCCTGCGTATATGTGATAAATTTTTTCCATAAAAAAATTTTGAGTTCCACTGTATATATGGAGTCTCTTTTTATTTTTTCTTTCCGCCTTTTTTGGGAATTGTTCTCTTGTCGGGCCTTGAGTACCCATTACTGTGAATCCATTTGACGCCCATTTTTTTCCTCCGGAATTTTTTTGTGTTTGTGATATATTTAGGTCGAATTGTCACCTCTGTAGGTTAGGGACTTATAGCTTTTTATAACCGCCCCCATCACGCGCCCCGCCGCCCATAACCGCATCGGCACCACAACTGCCGAATCACGAATAACTGCCGAATAAGAGCTGAGGTGCCTCACGCATAACCGCAGAGCACCTCAGTAGATTATAGCATCAGAACTCAATTACGTCAACAGTGGACTGCTCAGCTTCTTCGGTGGCGATGGCATCGAGAATGCTCAGAATCTCATTGCCATTGTTACCTTGTGCGAGCAGGGAAAGTGCAATCGAACGGGTCATGATAAAGTGTTAGAAACGGTGTATTGAGTGAGTGTCTATAAGGGCGCATCTCATTCCCTCTGATCCTTATACTCTTACCACTCTACATCAAGTTCCTCCACATAAGCCTCAACAGTCTCATCACCATCGAGTTGGAATAACTTACGCCAATCAATCTGTCGGGCATTAAAGTCATTATACACGGAAAGATCCAGTGTCACACGCACATTCTTTTTCTGAGCTTGAAGATAAGAAACTGACATGGCTTTGGGGGCAGAGGACTTAACTGTGGCCAGTATAAGATGCAGAAGGGAAATTGTCAAGACCTGTGGAGTATTTATCAGCGGTTGTGATATTTGGCGGGGTCTCTGTGCGGTTATGGTGATACTGGGGGGCCTTGACATTTTCGCGGTTGTGTGATAGAGTGCGGGCTAAGATCGCTATAATCGATGAGGTTTTTAAGACCATAAAAAGCACCACACATTCTCAATAATGCCCCTAATTGCTTCTCAATAACAACACTTATTGAGAATACATCAAACTACTCAGCTTAATTAAAAAAAGGCTTTTTCATTTATTTTTAACCATTTTACGCTGAATATCACGCTCAATTTGATTCAATGCATGACGACAAGAGGGTGTAGCACTAGTGAAAATCTTCAGACCTGAGGGATGTGCCCAGACCAAATGTTTCGAGGTCCGCTGTAACTGAAACTGGTATGATTCCATCAGGACAGTGAGTTCCTTCTTAAACGTTTTGCTGCTCATTGTTCTACCTGAGTGGTGATAGCCTGAAGATCAGAGAGTGCTAAACTGATTGCTGCTTTGGCATAACCGAGACGCTCAAACTCATTCTCTTTGGATAATACAAACTCTAGAGCATTGGTAAGAGTGGAGATCGCAAGATCAATCTTATGAGATGTAAAGTCAGTCATTTACTGTGGATTGAATAGTGTTACCAATGAGATGAAACAATTCTCCTGTGTTATACCTTAAGGATGGGGAGAGCATAAAGAACAGAAGAAGAATAATGGGAAGGATTTGTTTCTTCATGCGAGGTAAGATTTGCTACCACAAGAAAGATAAAACTCAACCATGCGTTCGGCTTCATCCAGAGTGCGAAAGAATTGTGATCTCCACTCTTGGTGATTGTAAGGAGTTTGGTAGCGAACTTCGTAGCGAATCATGATGGTGAAAGTGTAGTGAAAAAAGGAGAAAGATTCAGTCGCAAAGTGTGGTCTGATAATTCACTTCCATCTCATCAAACAACAGGTGAATCTTGCTACGAATCGCATACACATCTGCAGAGTTAAAATCATCATTATCCAGAGCATTTCCGATGAAGTTGTAGATCAGATCCCACTGATCTTCAGTGAACAGATTGCGGTAGATGTTCTTGGTGAGTTGTGAAGTCATTAGAATTGAGAAAGTGTGAAGAAAAAAGGTGAAAGATTCAGTTGAGACGCATACCGTTGAAGAACGGAATCGCACCACCGACTTGACTCACAAACCAGCAGAAGTTCTTGGCAAATACTTTCTCACCAGGCAAACCATGCTCGGCAAGAATAGCATTGAGGCGCGACTTTGTGGTGACAGATTGCCAACCACCATCAAACAGTTGCAGGAAGTCGTTACCTACAGAGGCAATGTGATTGCCGTGCAGATACACAAACGAAACGTCGCTGATGGTGACAACTTGAGTATTGCCAGATTTGAAATCTTTGCCAGCAGTGA